TCAAGGGTCAGTATCATGTTTTCTCCTACTTTATATCTCCATCGTGCCAATCGTCCCATGTATCTTGTTCCACATTGTACAGGCTGTCAAGGTGCTCGTGAAACTTTTTATCTTCTGCGTATGTGTCTATGGCATTTATGCACTCTTCTAACGTCAGGTTGTTACGTACCATTGCATTGTGTAGGCGTATCTCACATATTGATTTTGATGTAGTCATATTAATAAGTCTCCTTTCAGTAGCACGTTCTCTTTCTTCTTGTGTCATAGATCTAATCATAGTCACTCTTCCTTTAAACAAAAGCCACACATGTCACTCTGCGCTGGGCCACCACAACTTACACAGGTCTGCCACTTATCGTCTTCCAGACCTTTCTTCACTAATGTCACAAAGCCTACGTTGAATATAGCTGCGAATGTTTCAGGGTCACACTCTACTTGTAGTGTAGCACTGCCATCCTCGTGTTCTTCTATCTCTGTTACTTTTATTTCACTCATCATGCGTTCTCCCTTAATGCTTTCCATGATACAGGAAATAGCTTGAGCATCTCTGTGTCAATATGCCCAGCTACAACCTGTGTCTCGTACTGTGTGTCAGGCTTGCAGCGCAGGTTACACATGTCAGCAAATGCATCCAAGCTACCTGACCAGTACCACTCAGTGACCATGCTCTGTGGCAGTACCATACGTGCTTGCTCTGGACAAATACCTAGATCTAATAGGTACTCATAGTCTTTTTTAGCTGACTCTGCCATATCTCTAGCTATATCAGAAGATATAGTTATTTTACCAGAGCTGCCTTGCTTTTTATCAAGGCTACGTCCACGCCATTCTGTTGGCTGATAGAACTCAGGCTCATGGTCTACATACCTACGGCTGATTTCATTCCAACGTAGGAACTTATGCTTGACTAGCTGACGTGCCACAAACACAGGTGCCTTAACGTGGAAGGATGCAAAGCAATGCCCAAATGGGCTGATGTGTTTGTGCTCTGCCAAGTAACGTATGAGCTTTGCGTCTTTGTCTTTCAACTTAGGTGGACCCCACACGTCACTCGTATCCATCTCACTACGCTTACCAAAGCTTACTCGTGCTGCATTAGCTACAGATAAATCTGTACCCATGTGATCTATGTAAAATGTTTGTATCATGTTATATTCCTTTATGTTTTTTTAAGTATACTACTGCCGCCTCAACCCTGTCTAGCTTGTCATTGAAAGCTCCTAAACCAACGTTGCAATGATGACACACCCAACCACGAAATGTTTCTGTGTCGTGACAATGATCAATCACCCAAGTCTGCAATCTTTTTTGACCTTTTCTGCCTATCTCCTGTATGTCACGGTCACATATAGGACACACGTAATCTTCTTCAGGATATGGATGCAAAGAACGTAAATGTTTAATCAGATTGGATTGATTACGTGCACAAGATCGACACTTTCTTTTTATTTCTCCAGATAGCATGTGTTGAAAGTTGTTTATGGGTTGAACTATCCCGCAGTTGTTGCACTCTAAACCATCATTAATTTTTTGTACATCAAAATTAAATAGTTCTAACTGCTTCATGATACATACCTCGCTATCTTGTATTCAAGATCTGTGTGAACAATGCCATGCCACCCAGATAGTTTGTTCTTTACCACATTGATGTGGCGTTGGTTGTCTTCTTCCTCTTGACCCTCAACTGTTGGGTTCTTAGAAATCATAATCATAAGGTCAGCTTCTGCTGCCTTACCTGTACGTGAGCCTTCCATCATGGCTTGGTTGAGCACAACTTTACCTTCTGCATCAGCAGATAGCTGAGACATGTAGAACACTGCACACTCTTGCTGTTTGGCAATCTGACGTGCGTGTATGGCGTTAGCTTTGAGTGCTTCATCAGGACGTGAGAAGCCAGCAGTACGGGCAAACTTATCACCCATGTCTAGTATAATAATATCTGGCTTGTATGACTTGCATACCGACTCAACCCAGTTCATGTCACGCCCTGTTGCATCCTTAAACATTAGATTAGGTTTAATCTTTAAAAAAGATTGTAGTGCCTTCTTTCTAATCTGTGGATCTTTTAACTGGTGTTTATCGTAGCCACTTACAGCATTGATATAACGCATTACCACACGTCCATAACCTTCCTCATTACATAGTACAATTACTCGTGCACCCTGATCACAAAACCCATTAGGCCCAGCAACAAGGGATGCATGAAAGGATGTCTTACCTGTATTAGGACGTGCACCTATCTCAATCAAGTGACCTGCATTGATACCCTCAACTTTACGTGTCAATGTAGGTATGTTGAATATCCAACGTGCCTCAAGGTCATTGAGTTCCATGATGGTATCAAAGTCAATGTCTTCCCACTCAACATTTAGGTTGGGTGTGAAGTCATCGCCATACTGCTCAAGCATTTGACGTAATGGCTCCAGTGTAGACTTGCTACCATTCACATAGTCAAAGCCAAGGTTAGCAATGTCTTCACCAATCACCTGTTGGAACAGCTTAGATAGCACCTCTTGTGCTACGTCACTGCCCATTGGCTGCTCCTTACTTACCTGCTGAAACAAGTGGCTGTATGCAGTCTTCTGTGCGGTTGTGAGAGTAGGGTTGTTCGCCATAAACAATGCCTCAATCTCTGCTGGTGTAACTGTACGTTCATAACGATCCATAGCAGTGTCAATAGACTGCTTGATCTTACGTACATCTTTACTGAATAGTCTGTCAGGACAACGTGCACCACGATGCTCGTCATAAAAGTCTTTGTCCATCAGACTACGTATCAATGATAATTCCATGTGTTAGTCTCCTAGTGTTGTAAGGTTTTCAAAGTCGGTAGGGTTACGGTATTTCAAATCGTCACGTAAGTATAGGATCTTGATAGTGTCCACATACTGACGTAGCTCTCGTGCAAACTGCAGTGTCTTGGGTAAAGCATCGGGGTCTAATGCAATTATTGCTGTTGAGAACTGCGACAAGTACTTCTTGTGTCCATTGGACAATGATGTACCCAACACTGCGACCCCGACATATACACCACCATCACCTACAATAGCAGCACTCACGCAGTCCTCAACAACTACAGCCGTTTTACCACGTCCAGAAGCGTATGGCAAGTCACTTTTACCATACCTTTTCCACTTAGGTATACGTTTACCTAGTGATCTGCCTGTGGCATCGACTGTAACTCCATTGTGTACAACAGGGAACACCACACGATGTTCTTTAACGTCATACAACAAGCCTAAATCTTGTGGGTCTAACTCCCACTGGTCACAGAAGTCTCTGATCTTTGCATCGTCACGCACAAACCATTCAGGTTTTGAGAATGTTGATACGTGTGTCTCTTCTGCAACACTACCCAATGACTTACGTATATCATCGGCAGTCAGTTGAGTACGTGTGCCACCTGACACACTGCACCCAGCTTTGTAACAGTTCCATATGATCTTACCCATATTATTAGTAATAGTAAATGTATTCTTAGTATTACATGCAGGGCACGTCATACGTTTAGTCTGACCATTTACTAATGCTAGATCATCTATAATACTTTGTATATTCATGCTGTATCACTTTCTATGTTGTTCATTCCACTCAAGGATACACTTACGTTTCTCTGTGTCAAGGCACTATTTGCACTAATGTACGTATGCTTCATGTATGGTTTCACAGAAGACACATGATTGTGCCCTGTCACTGCCATAACTTGGGGCAATGGTACACCTGCATCTACCATCTGTGTTACACCTGTCCTACGTAAGTCCATAAGACGTAACTCTTCAGGTAGTTTAGCTAGACGCATTACCCTTCTGCCCACTTTGGATAGTCTTTCCATAGCATAAGGGTTATACGAACCGTCCGTAGGTCTAGGATGTGGGGCAACGTAGTCTTGAAAACCAAAGTCATTACGTTGTTCATTCAACATGTGCAATAGATCCTCTGATATTGGTAGCTCTACGTCAGCCCTACGTTTACTTTGTTCAAGGGTTAGCTTCTGATTACGAAAGTCAATGTTATCCCACGTCAACATACGCATGTCACCTAACCGCTGACACCACTCGTATGCCATCTGTACAATCAAGCCAATGTTACGATACTCAAAGTCGCTGTATGCTACGTCAAGAAACTTGACAACATCATCATGTGTCCACACTACCTTACGCTGTTGTGGTGACTTACGTTTGATGTTTGCCCAAGGATTGTATGTTGTATGCTCCATCTGTATCGCATAGTTGTACACCCTACTGGCACATGTTGCCGCATGATTAGCGAAACTGATGCCACGCTTGACCCACTCTTCGTATGCTTGCTTTGCAATCTTAGAGGTAACGTGTTCATATTTACGCCACCCCATAGTCTGGTGCAGCACAGTCAGAAAATACCTGTAGTCAACCTTAGTTGAGTGACGTAAAGCATTGAAATCATTAGACATGTAGTAAAAGTTAATAAGGTCAGTGACCTTGCTGCTAGATTTTATTCGTACAATCTGTGATTGTTCTTCACGCCACGTGTCAATCGCTTTATTGTGATTACGAACAATCTTGCGCACTTGTTTTAAGTCTGTTCCATACTCCTCACGTTTGACCACACCCTCATCAACAAGGTTTTGTGGTGGGTTAAAGCGGTATGAGATGTCACCCGCAGGTGACACTCGTTCTTGTACATAGCGTGGTAGCTTCGGCAATTATATTCTCCTAGTTTGATATACTGGTATTACATAGCCAGTGTTTTGAAAGTTTTCATCTGCATACTTACGAGCACCATCTATAGAAGAAAACGGGCCGTATGTTACTGAAGCCAAAGGTGAACGGTCATCATCACCCACAGCTTCAGGTACAATGTTTAACCACGTGTGATTTTCATCACAACGAAAGATCATTGCGTGACGTGGTTCACTCATTATGCAGCTTCCAACTGAATGAAACGATCATCAGATACCCACTTGGATACCTCTTGCTCACGTGACCACATGCTTACAGCCTGTGTATCGTTGCCTGTGTTACGCAGGTTGAAACCGTTACGCTCATCAGCATACGATGCATAGTTGGTGAAGGCAGAATACAATGCCCACTTGTTGTGCCCACGCTGTGAAGCCTCTTGCATGTACAAGCTGTACATCTTCTCAGACTTACGCTTAGATGCAATCATGCTGTCAAGCAGTGAGCTTACATCTACATACTTGAGGTCAGTCTGTGCCCACACTTGCATCTTACTGGCTTCCTCATAGAAGTCCTTACGTGCACGTGTCAGTTCATAGATGAAACTTTCCATAGTAAAGTTAGATGTATTCTTCTTACGCACTTTGTCGTACTCACCACGTATCATGCCATTGGTGCAGAAGAAATCAATGGCACCAAAGTACACCTGATTGCTGCATGACCCATCAATACCATGTAATGATATAATACGATTGCCAATCTCAGTGCTGTGTTTGTCTGTCTCAATGACAGTCTTCATGTTGGGCAGGGTAATGTCAAGCATAGCCCATGCACCATTACGTGCAGTACGCCAATGTGTATTGGCATTTGCCAACTCATGGTCAGACAGTTCTTCTGTCACTGTGTCAAGGACACCACGGTAGAAGTCACCATGTGATGCACAAGTAAACGTGTTACCTACTACACCAAGGTATTCACCTGATGTAGCATTGATGACATACTTCTTGTCCTTCACTTTGGTAGGCTCAAAAGCTACGTCAAAGTCCATGTATTCTGGTACGATATTCGGGTGATTAAAATCAAAAGCCATACTATTTTTCTCCTTATGATAAGTATGTGGCAACTGTGCCATAGTTATGTAAGTTATACAATACCCCACTAAGGGGCGTTAGTTATTTGTAGAATAAGTGTGACCCATAAGTCACAGTGTAATCTAGTTTGTCAGCCCAGTATGGGCGTACATAGTTCGCATGGTAGTGGGTTGCACCTAGTGTGATGTCAGTCACGTCACCCTGCATTACATCTGCTGCAACCATCTGGGCATAGGCCCATGCATATGGCTCACGTGGTCTGTCAGATTTACCATCACAGTACCAACTGAACTGACATGTGCCATCACTACGTGACTGCTTGACCACAGAGCATACATCGTCTGGGAACTTGTCACTCTGTACACGATTGATGACAACATGAGCTACGGCATACTGCCCCGTCATGGTATCACTACGTGCCTCAAAGTACACGTTAAGTGCAAGGCACATTAATGCTGCTTCAATCATTTATCTTTCCTCTTAGGTAAAGGTGTACCTGACCAATCATCACAAGGATCATCAGGCGGCATCGGTTTCTGATCCTGTTGTGTAGACTGATATGAATATACGTGTACCATCGCCATCGCTTTTGCTGTCTGAGATGAGGCGTACTCCGTTACCTGCATCGGCATATTGCTTTAGCTTTTGTATACTAAGCATAGTATCACCACGGCCTGATCGTCTGAAGAAGTTTATGTGTGCTTCTTCACCGTCTATGTACTCACCTATCACAGTGAGCTTGTTACCCATCTCAAAGAATGGGTCAGTATATTTCATGCCAAAGTCATCCCACAAGAACTGTTTTACAGTTTTATTAGCATTGATTTCTGACTTGTTCAACATACGTTGAGTTAGTTTAATATTAGCTGCCATTGCTTTCTCCTATTGCAATACTACTGGTGCATCATAGACATAACCAATGTCTGCATACTCGTCTGCTTCGTATTCTGCACATGATACGAACTCTACTTCTTTATCAGGGTGAATGTGCTTTGCCATCAGGACTGCCATGCTGCAAGCACTTGCCCAACTATCAATGGCAGGAAAGGTATCATCAAGTGTGATACAACTCTCCTGTCCATCAATCTCTAAGACAATTTCGTATGCCTTAATGCTTGGCATTATAATACCATGCACGATCATCATTAGGCAGAACACATGGCTTCCAGTGGCATGGTCTGTCCTCATATTCCTCGTGTTTTTGTGGTTTAAAGTTAAACGTCTCCTTCAACACATATGCTTTGTGTCGTAAGTCAGCTAACGTGCTCAAGTTTACGTCAAACATTTCTGCTGCATCATCTAGCATAGTGTCTAACGCATTGTACAACGCAAGTATTTCTAATGCTTTGTCCTCTTGAAGTAGGTATGTTACTGGCTCTTGTGTTTTTTTCTTAGTCATATTGTACTCCTTCTGCTTGTATTGTGGGTATCTTATCGGTCACAGATAGCCATGCCCGACTTGCTTTGTATACAGGTTCTTCTGTCTGCTTGTCAACAAAAGATGCATACTTGTATGGGTTATATGTTAAAGTGTCCAATGTTGGACGGTTTGTATAACGAAAGAATGCGGCATCACCACGCACAAAGGCATGGACATTCTTCCTGCCTTCACTGAGTACACGGTTACGCCCCGACTGATGCACTACAAACTCAGGGTTCTCAATGTGCACTTCGTCAGTGTGTAATAATACCCTGCCCGTCCTACACGAACGAACAGAGAATGTTTTCTTGTGTAGATTGAAGTATACTTCAACTCTCATTGTGTCAGATCCTTAACTTCTTGTATGAAAGTACGTGTTTCTTCTTCATCTGCACTGTCTCTATAATAATCCCACAGATTATCTCTAATGATGTCTATCATTTGCTCAAAGCTTAACATATCAACATACTGTTGAATAGTGTTAGTTAGCTCTTGTTCAAGTTCAACTCTCATCGGTCTTACCTTTCAGTTTTGTTATCACAAATAAGTATACGTATATCTGTATGTATACACACCAGATAGTGAAGGTGTTCACACCTCTCACATCACAGCCTACACTGTGCATGATTACAATAGTAATCAGCATAGCGAAGTAGCCAGCGAAAGGTGTGAACAATAGGTATAGCATTAGCTTACTTTAGCAAGCTCTGCATCAATCTCTTTCAGCCATGTAGCTGCCTCTTTACGCTGCCGCATAAGGTTTGAGCGGTGCATGTTGTACTTGTTTTTGATTACGCCAAGTTCTTTCAAGACTTGAACACGATACTTGATGCGGTTAGGGTATTCATTTAAGGCTTCTGCCATTTCTTCCATAGTCATTTCGCCCCAAAGCTCACGAATAACTTCGTCAATTACCACGTAGTTGTAGGTATACTTACGTGCTTTGCTCATGTGGAACGTATGCTGTGCATACAATTCTGGGTGAGAAGTTTTTACTACGGGTGCATTTACGTTTGAGTTTGTCATTGTGTTAGCTCCTATGCTACTTTTTTACGAAGGTTTAGTTTAGTTTGACGTGCAATTTTACGAGCACGTTTCCACTCATCACGAGCAGATTTCTGTCTGTCGCCAGACTGTCCAACATTGGACGGTTTTTTCTTAGTCATCTTGATGAAGTTTTGCATTTCGTATCGCATGTATTTTCTCCTGTTGGCGGTTACGTTTTGCTTTGTTCCCCTTTTTAGGGGGAACTGTTTGTGGTGATTTACGTTCCTGTAACATAGCTTTAGCTACAGGATTGCGGTATGTGATAGTACGTTTCATACTAGTGCTCCGATAGGTGTACTACTACGGTACGGTTAATTGTCTTTTGTGCAAAGCATCCTGCCTTGCAGTCCATGCAATGACCCTTCAAACCTTTGTGAGTTTTAGGACACTTGAACATACGTTGACCATTGGGTGCAGTGGTACGGTCATCATCGCCAAAGAACATGATGTTCCAACCTGCATTCTGCATCCACTCCCATTCCTCATCCGTGTTAGACGGATCAAACGATGCATTGATTGCACAGTTTGGCAATGTCATAAGCAATCCTTCAATAGCCAATCGTAGATTAACATTGCGCCATGCTCTTGTGGGTATCCACCATAGCACATCGGGATTGTCCAGACACATTGCTCTGACACGATACACATCGGCAAGAGTTTTGAATGCCTCTCCACGTGTCATATGACGGATACGTTGTGTAGGTTTGCGTTTTTTGGCAATCCATTCTTTGACCTCAAAGGCACTGAAAGTGCTCAGTTTTTGCCACACAGTTTCACAACGATCATCACGAGATGCCATGTGTTTGTACATCTTGTACAGCTTCATGTTATAGCATGTAGCATCACAGAAATCAGTACGATGTATACATGAACCTTCGTGATTTTCCGTATCATTGATTGGACGATCTGTGGCAAACATGCCAATGTCAGGTGTCCAACGGAAAAGATCGTTTAGTTCTGCGTTTGTTACTGTCATAACAGTTACTCCGTAAAAGTGTCCAACATTGGACGGTTTCAATTTGGTAGTTAGTATATGTATACGTTATATATACTTTCACTAAAGTTTCAAGTATATATAACTTATACTATACATAAAGTTCAGCTTGCTCTGCTTCACTCATTCCTGTAATGAGGAACTCACGTTCCACTGCAGACAAGTTAGGCATTGCCTCTTGAATGAGCATACCCTCACGCCATAGCAAGTACTCATGCATGGTAACGTCAAGTTTCATTGTGTTTTTAGCACCAGAAATGATTGATCTACGAGTAATTTCCAACATTTTTTAAACTCCGTTTACCTGTTTACACCCACTCAGCGTGGATGTTAGCTTGTTCAAGCCACCGCATAGCAGTGTCTATGTCAGGAGCACCATGATCCATACAAGCATTTATGCTTGCATCTTCATCAGCACGTTCCTGTGCCAGATCTTCCTCTATGTACTTTTGGTACATATCAATTTCCTCTAACAATTCTACAACGGACATGTTATGACCTGATGGTGGACGTACACCATGAAAGTCTTTGTATACATCTGAATATGTTTGGCAGAGATCTTGATAGAACATAATAAACTCCGTTTAAAGTGTCCAACATTGGACGGTTTCAGTTATCTTTAGTATTATACATATGTTATATAACACTTTCACTAAAGTTTCAAGTGTTTATATAACTATGTAATACTACTTGTCAAGTGGCCTTTCACAAATTGTGATAAAGCCCAACATTGCCACAGGCACCGCAATGCCAATGAGTATGTGTAAGTGACCATTGAGTGATACAACGGCAATGGTCAAATAGGTAAGTAATACAAGTATTACAGACCATGCTATGGCAATAATAAATTTCATGATACGTCCTTCCATCCACTATCGTAGATAAGCGTTGGTTCAAGCTCTTTTAACTCTTTAGGAGTTAATGTGTTAGCAATCAAAGTGTCCAATGTTGGACGGTTTTCTTCATGCGCCTGTGACAATTCAATGAATTGTGCCATAGCTGCATCCAGCATATACTGCTGAATGCTTGCTTGTGTTTTCGGTAACAAGTACCGAATGGATGTGCTATTCCTACGGCTCATGCCGCTGCCTTTGCTGCAGGAATAGCCGCTATAAGATCCTCAATGATCTTTTCAAGATCCAAGCCATTGAGTTCAGCTTGAGCAATGATGGTATTTACCATCACTTTGTGAG